CTATTGCACTCACTAAAAGCATAATTACTCACAATTAAATCATATTTTTTATCACTAAAATTATCCAAAAAAGATATAGATTCAATATTTGAGTAATTAAAATTGCTCAAATATTTTTTTTGTAATTCTACAACTTCTGGCAAATCTACTATTGTCCAGGATTTATAACCATGAACAATGTTGCTAACAAGAGCCTGACCACCATATCCACCGCCAATTTCAAGTATATTATATTCGGAAATATTATCAAAACAGTGATCCAGTTCTGCCGCAACTTTTAAATACCTTAAAGTAGTTGGACTATAATATCCAAAAGGATAACCATAAATTTGAGGTCCACCGTATTTGTCATTTTCTTTAATTTTTTCTAATTTTTTTATAGCTTTTGGATAATGATAATTTGTTATTTCGTAATAATATTCACCCAAAGTTGGATTAATATGTTCTAAAATTTCATTATAATGATTATTTTGTTTAAAAGTTTTAAATACATTTTCATCTTTTGCTGCATTTAAACAAAAAGTATTATATAAATTGTTTTCACTTAAAGAGCTTTGTTTTTTCATATTTTTTCCCAACTTTCGCAATATATATCTGACCAATTTTTTGGCATTTCTGGTGAGTCTCCGAACCAAATTGATGGTGCTATTACTTTTTTACTTTCTGAGAGCCAAGCTCCCCACCAACTAAAACTACTGTTTGCTATAATATGGTAGTCACATAATGTCATCAAACACATATCTATGTACTGATTATTAGTTTCTGACAAATAATAGTCTCTATTTAATTCATTAAATATTAACTTAGCTAATTCTGGTTCGTCGCTAAATGCAATAATTTTTATATTTTTTGGTAAAATTTCTAGTGCTTTTTTATAATAATCTATAGAACAAATTGGATGTTTTTCTTTTAAATTTTTATAATCACCTAATCTTAGGTGTATTGAAATTTTTGGACCTTCTATAGAAGATATAATGTTTGTTGATAAATCTTTTATTTCTTTATTAAATTCATATTCTTTTAAAATTTTTTTTCTGTAATCTTTAAAGTATTTTTCACTTTGAAAGTAACCAACTATATCTGTGTCGTCAGATATTTTAAAAATTTCATCGTTATATATAAACTCTTTTTCTTGGGCCGTGTATATTGTAACATAATTTGAGCTATCTTTGGCAGAAAGGTTGAAAAAACATTCATTTAAGCAAAAATTTTCGTATGGATTTTTTGATTTTTTTTGCATAGGTACACCAAACTCGTATCCTTTTATTTGTGCAATAGAATATAGAGTTGCGTACTGAAACATTTGGTTTCCAAATCTACCATATCTACCCATTGAATTAAAAGTAATCATTGAAATTGAAATTGTTTATCTTCTAAAGGAGAATCTGTCAAACATTGCCATTTATTAGCATTTTCTCTATCGTTAGATTGAAATATCATAGGTTGTATTGGAGCATAAACTTTAAAATCAAATTGGATAGATGAAGTACCTATATCCCAAGGTTGATTTATTTTATACAAACAATAACGCCCAATATCTGCCATACTTTTTCTATATTTGTCGTTTAAATATAGTATAGCATGTGCTGCTAAAATTCCGCCAATTCTATAGTAATTATCGTTTATTTTTTGGGTTAAATAATTTCTATTCCCGTGTGAAATTCCAAGATATATTCCATCAGCATCATCAGGAATTTCTATTATTGGATTAAAATTTTCAATAAATTCTACATCATCTTCCAATACTAAAAGGGGTGTAGAATAATCTTTATTTTCTAATACGTCTATATGAGATTGACCACAGCCCATGTAATGGGCTATGCTGGTTGGTGTATTTGGTGGTGGTGGAATAATTACACCAGACTTTCTATAATTATTTTTAAAATTATGCTTGGATAAACGGTTATTCATAATTTCAGCATTTTTTGTTGCAGAATCCAAATTTATCCAAACGACTGGAATTTCACGCAAATCAATAATCATTTTAGTCCTTTTAAGAATTATACTTTATTTTAAATAAATGTCAAGAATATTTATTTGACTTTACTTTAAAGGTACTTTAATATACATCTTAAAAGATGAATCTAGAGAACCTTAAAGAACTTATTACTAAAGACTCTCAAATAGACTCTACAGAGTTAGGTATAGAGTCTCTTAAGATACCTCAAATACACTCCAAGTATCTTACAATATTAGCAGATGTCAAATTACTTTTGGCAAAATACCAAAATGATTTGGCTGTTTTAAAATTACGTAAATGGAAAATTTATACAGGAAAAGCATCAAGAGAAGAACTTGAACAGTGGGAAGAAGAGCCTTCGGATTTAACTTTACTAAAAAGTGATGTAGAACAGTTTGTAGAAGCTGACCCAAAAGTTATAGAATTAAAATCAAAATTAGCTGTCAGTGAAGTAAAACTTAAAATGGTTGAAGAATTTATTCGTTCATTAAACAACAGAAATTTTAATATAAAGTCGGCCATTGAGTGGCAAAAAATGATGAATGGTATAGTATAAATATTAGGTGGATATTGAAGTTGAATCTATTGATGAAGTTCGTTACTACATCAAAACAGAACAAGCATTTAAAAAAGAGTTAAGGGACTATTTTTCTTTTATGGTTCCAGGTGCTCAATATATGCCTATGTTTAAACGTAGGTTGTGGGATGGTAAAATTAGATTATATGACATTCTTTCTTCTACGCTTCCAAGAGGATTAAAAACTTATTTAAAAAAGTTTGCAGAAGAAAGACATTACTCTCTAAATATTAAAGAGAGCAAAAATCCTCTATGCATTACCGAGGAGCAACTTGCGAGTTTCTACGAGTCACTCAAGGTTTCCGTTCGAAAGAAACCTGTGGAAATGCACTCTCATCAGCAACAAGCTATTTTGCATGCATTGAACAATCATCGTTCGGTGATCATATCACCGACTGGATCAGGAAAAAGTCTTATTATATACGTCTTGGTTCGGTATCTACAAAAGGTTTTGAATACAGACCGCAAAATATTGATTCTTGTCCCGACAGTTGGCCTAGTAAATCAGATGGAGGCCGATTTTTTTGATTATTCAACACAAGATAAATCGTGGTCTTGTAAAAAATACGTACATAAAATTTCTGCTGGCCAAGAAAAAGAAACAAATAAACAAATTGTTGTTTCAACGTGGCAATCAATCTATAAATTACCAAAAGTATGGTTTGATCAATTTGATGCGATATTTTTTGATGAATGTCATCAAGCTAAAGCAGAATCAATTAATTTTATTGGTCAAAAATTAACAAAAGCTTGGTTTAGAATAGGCACAACAGGAACTCTTCAACAAACACAAGCACATAGATTAAGCATTGAAGGTATTTTGGGTTTGGCTGTGCAATTTATACACACAAAAGGATTAATGACAAAAGGTTTGCTTGCAAAGCTAGACATAGAATGCATTATACTTAAATATAAAGACGAAGAAAAACAAGCTTTAAAAAAACAAAAATATGCAGATGAAATAAAATGGGTGGTAACAAATGAAAAAAGAAACAAATTTATCAAAGACCTCGCGCTCAAAACCAAAGGCAACACCCTCATTTTATTCAACTATGTCGAGAGCCATGGAAGACCCCTCGCGTCTCTCATTGAAGCAGAAGCAGGCAATAGAAAAGTATATTTTATATCTGGAAAAACAGAAGCAGACGCAAGAGAATACATCAGAAAAGTCGTTGACAGAGAAAGAGACGCAATCCTTGTGGCTAGCTTTGGCACTACTAGCGCTGGTATCAACATTGTTAACCTTGACAATATTATCTTTGCCTCTCCTACTAAATCGGTAATAAGACTGTTGCAAAGTATTGGTAGAGGTTTACGTGTTTCAGAAAAAAAGAAAAATTTAAAAGTTTTTGATATTGTTGATGATATTTCTTGGAAAACTTATAAAAATCATGTATTGAGACACTTTGAAGACAGATTAAAAATATACAAAAAAGAAAAATTTGACTATAAAATTGTTTCAATACCATTTGATGATCGTTAAAAGATAAATATTAAGGAAGGGAGGACATTAATATGTCCGATTCACTTCCTGAGAATTCTTTCTCGGGTGTCTTGAAAGTATTAAAGCTCGTAAGTGGTGAAGAGCTAATCGGTATGGTAAAAGAAGAGACACCCAATTCAATAGAAATTAAAATGCCAGCTCTTATGCAGAATTTTATGCAAAAAGATTCTGATGGTAATCTTATTGAATATGTAAAACTTGTTAATTATCTCTCAAATATAAAAGGTTACGAGATAACTATTTCTAAAAATATTATAATATATCTCGGACAACCTAAAATGGATCTTGAAAAAATGTATGAAATATATTTCATGGCTATGCAACAAGATCCAAAATCTATGGTAAGTTCTGGTTCAGAAACTTTAGAAGAAAATTTTGATTCTGGATTGGAGCTTTTAAATAATCTTTTTACAAATGAAGATTTTGTAAATTTTGTCAATGATCTTATAGACACATATGAAGGTATTGAGCCATTTACAGATGAAGAAGAAGATGAGGTAGATTTTGAGGTAGAAGGCTCTATAAACGATTCTCTCCCACAGGAGCCCGCTAGCCAACCAAAGCCAAAGAAACGCAACAGAATGAAGCCTGAGAAGAAATCCCTACCTTATAAACCAGATGGGGACCCAAATAAACCAGAAACTTGGCCAGACGACCCTTCTGAATATA